GCCTAAACTAAAACCTCCAATCCCACTAAATAAATCTAATACTTTAAGCTTATTGTTCAATCTGATCTCGCATTTTTAAAAACTTCAGTTTAGCGATTTTAAGCATACGGTCAAACAAAGGTTCTGCTTTGACCGTATGTATTTTATTTCTTAGTTCTCCATTTACGTATAATGTAACGTTGTTACTCTCAAGATCGAGTTCTATTGTAAAAAACTCTTTACCTTTTATCTTTTTTGGATCCATCTGAACCACCATTTAAAAGTTTAGTACGGTACACTGCATTAGGAATTTTATTTTTCCTTGCTTGATGGTCTACGTAATCATTTAATATTTTAGATATCATTGCTCCTGGGGCTCTGAATTTATCTTTACATAAACCTTTAAGCAAATCAAAATCAGTTTTCTTTATTGCTACAGATTTCCATTTACTTATGTCCATTGTTTTCCTCCTTCACAAAGTCTTTCCAATTAACTTCCATGTCTTCAGTTAAGACTAATGTATCTTTTGGTTTTCTAGGATTATCTCTAAAATCTTTAAATGGATCTCCCATTAAAGCAAACTTAGATTCAAGAATTGCATTTCTTCTTTTTAATTCATCTAAATTTTTTTGTAATAAACTAATGCTACTCATTAATCTATTGAATGCATCTTCAAGTTTAATTAATGCATTTTCAAACTGATCATCTCCTTCAGGTCTTTGTCCTAAAGGTAATTGATCATCTACACTATAACTACTAGTCGTGTTTGTTGTTTTTATTGACGGCATATTCGTCCTCCTTTGTTAGTTGTCGGCATTCTAATTCATCTTCTAATAAAATAGTTGCCATGGTTTTATCAAATGGATAGTGCTTTCTATTAAGACCATCCGTAAAATGCACATCAGCAATTGTATCTACATACATATCAAAGTGCATTGAGTCTTGGATTGTGCTGCCATCCCAATCGTAATCAGGAATTAAAGATAGCTGCTCATCTACTTGTTCAAATATCGTTTCTAATATTTGACTTTTACTTTTTTGTTTTTGCATGAAATCTTACATATATGGGATACATTCATAAGTCAAATACTATTGCAAAGTAAATTGAAAAAAGTATAAATAATTATGATTTTAAAGTTCATATTACTTACAAGTTTTTGTTTTAATATTAATGGTGAAGTAAAATGTGGCCAATACCTTAGAGATAATCTCTCAGATGCTTCAGAATGCAAATTTATGGCTGATGCTATAGGTAAGGCTCAAAAACGTAAAATGTTAAAAAAAGAGGGTAATTTGGTCGAGTATGGGGCACATTGTATAGCTATTGACCTAGAAGGGTACAATGTTGACCATTCGTTCAAAATATCCTATAATATCTCATGAAGGCTTATCGTATCATAGCTTATCAAAATAATATGCGTGTAGACCATGTAGTCGAGGCAGAAAATGATAAAGCTGCGCTTAATAAGTTTTCTGAACTAGTGGACCAGGGTAAGTGTGAAATCACTGAAGATGGTTTTACAGGAAACTCTAGGATCCACGTAACATACGAGGAACTAAAATGAGTCCTGAAAAAATAAAGTTATTGAAAGAACTTCAAGAACTTGAAAACAAATGGTCATCCGAGTTATTAACTCATGGTGGTGTGCATACTGGAATGACTAAGATAGAATCTGATATTAGATCTAAAAGAAATGAGATTAAATATCAAGATGTACAAGAAAATTTAAGAGCATCAGCTTAAGTTTTTATTGTAATTTAAAAATTAAATTTTTCTCGTAGGCGTCTTTTCGGCAAAACAAACTCATAGTGATTTATAATAGCTAAAAGTTTATGTCTTTTACTTACACTATAAGGTAAAAATAATTTTGCTAAACTGTAAGCTTTTTGATGAGAACATCTCCATCGCCATTGATCCTTTTTATTTAAAGAACCTTTTGCTTTACCTTTAAAATGTATCGTTCCTGTTTTTACAATATCATAAAAATTTTTAATACAATCTAAATCTGTCATGGCTACTTCCATAGCTACATTCCATTTTTTATAAGTCTTTCCATTAGGACTATTACAATTGTATTTTGCGTAATTAATGTTTCCCTCTCCATCAAATAATCCAGCTGCATAAGCTATTAAGTCTTTATTATCATGCGGTAAATTTTTATTTTGCATCTCCCCAACTTTCTCCAAGTGCTTGGTCAACAACTGAAGGCACCTTAAATTCAATTGCATTTTCCATAATAGTTTTTATTTGGTTTGCGTGTGCCTCATCTTTAATATTAAAACAAAGTTCATCATGTATCTGTAACATAGGTAAATGACCAGCTTCATAACAATCTAACATTGCTTGTTTAGTTTGATCTGCAGAAGATCCTTGAATTAATCTGTTAAGGGCTTTGTAAGTATATGCTCTTTTAATATTATCTTTACCATATTTAGCTACAGCATCATCAAATTTTTCTGCAACATGAAGGCCAAAGTCTTTTGTTTCCCACATATCAAATCTACATTTACGGCCTTTTTTTGTTCTAATAACTCCTTTTTCATCTGCTGCAAACTTACATCTGTCTGATAATTTTTTTACAAAAGGAACTTTCTTATTATATTTAATTATTAATTGATCTGCCTCATCTTTACTTACTCCTAATGATAAGGCTAGTTTATTTTTACCCATTCCATACATTAACCCTAGGCCAATTGTTTTAGCTTGAGACCTTTCAATACCTACTAAGTCTGCTACTGTCTGATGAAAGTCAGCTTCTGTGTTGTGGTATGCCTCAACTAATTCGTTAGATCCTTCATACCCATCTCCAATTGATGCTGCATAGTGAACCGTCATTCGTGGTTCTTGTTGCGAGTAATCAAAACTACCCCATTGCATACCTTCTTCTGGAATAAATAGGCTACGAATTTTAGGACCAAAATCCTTATTCCTAGCTGGTATCTGTTGAAGATTAGGGTTACTCATACTTAGTCTACCTGAGACTGTACCACCTGAGTCAGATCTTAGTTGCTGTATCTCTCCATGAATTCTACCGTTGACTTGGTACTTCATGATTGAAGATAAAAAAGTTCCGTGAAATTTATTGACCTCTCTTGCTTGTACAATTAATTGTGCTATTTTGTTTTTATTATTACTCAACCAATTTTGTGTAAAGGAAGGCTCTTTTGTTTTTTCAGTACGTGGATAATCTAGTTTCATTTTGTCGAAAGCTTTGGCGATCTGGCGTGATGCCCAAATGTCTACTTCTATTCCTGATTCTTTTTTTATGGCCAATAGTATTTCTTTCTCTTGGTTCAACATTTCTTTTTGTAATACTTCAGCTTTTTCCGCTTGGACTCGGATTCCTCGTTGGCGCATTTTTATAAGCACCGGGAGAAGATTAGATTCTAATTCCCATATCGTTGTCAAACTTTGTGTTTGTATCTCTTGTTTAAATCTTTGCCATAACTTTAATGTAAGCACTGCGTCTTGCTCTGCATAATATCCAACATGTTCAGCGGGTAACTTCCACATTTCTGCTTTTGGATCTATACCATGAGCTGCTGCAGCTTCTCTCAATTCTGTTTCTGCTTTTATTTCACCTAGGTAATCTACTGATAAACTATTTAAACTGTATTGATATCTGTTTTCATCTATGAGTGCTGCGGCTACCATTGTATCTATAATTGGTCCGTTGACCGTGATACCTGATGCTTCAAGCCAACCTACATCATACTGTGCATTATGAAATATTTTAGGACAAGGTAAACTACAAACTTTTTTCATGTAAGCTTTTACTTGTTCAGGTATCATGTTACCACCACCTAAATGACCAAACGGAAAGTATCCTTGCCATCCATCCACTGCAACTGCGAAACCTACAATCTCTCCTTTACCTAAAGCCCAACCAGCTCCCAGCCTATCGTTGATACCATCGTCTCTTGTTTCTAAGTCTATTGCTATTTCTTTTGCATTAGATAAATCTTTATATTCTAATGGTGTATTCCAAATAGATTTTTTAAATGTCAGTGTAAGTTGTAAGCCTTTGCTCATAATCCTCTAATGGTATGTGTTTAAGTTTTGCATAATGTTTTGGACAATAAAGTTTTTTCATTTCCAAGAAGACAGCTTTTTCACTACACTCACTGCATCTTTTTTCTTGAACTTTTTGTACCAAGATAGATTTCCTATTGTCTTTACCCATGTTGTGTCTCTACCATTTTCTTTGCACCACTGTAAATGATTTTTTAATATAGTGGTATAAATAAGTTTATTTTCTTGCACTATTCTCTACTTTTCAAATTAAAAGCTATTGTAATTCTTTCACCATCAGATTTAAAAGGTGTCACCTCATGACAAAGTTCTGCTGGAAAAATAAATATTGTTTTTTCTTTTGGAGTAAAATTTAGTTGACCATATGAAAATCTTATAGGTATTAAATCATACATAAATGTAATACCTCCTGGAGCTTGACTATTTGCAACATGTTTCTTTTGTTCATCTTGTAATCCTTGAGGTATTTTAAAATATATTACTGCAGACCAATCACATTCAGAGTGTGCATGTATTGGATTATAATCTCCTGATTTCATATAATTTACCCAAGCTCTTTTAACAAATTGTTGCATTAATTTTTTACCATAAAACTTTTGATGCGCTTCATAAAATGATTCAAAAGTTGGAAGTAATATATTTTCTAATGCTACAGAATTAATTAAAAATTCATCTTTTAAGTGTCCAGCCAATTGTGCTTGAAAGTTATTTTCTTGTTTTTTGTTTAGTAAATTTTCTATGGATGTAGCTTGCTCATTTGATAATTCAGTCTGAAATAACATAGGGCCGAAATAATGTATTCTATAATTATTCATTTTTATCTTTTAAATGTTCTATTTCTAAATCACAATAATGTTTTATTTTATTAAGATCTTCAATTGATTTACCTTTTGTCAAATATCTACAAACATACTTAATTACATTTGCTTGAAAAGGATTAAGGCCGTTCTTTCTTATAAAAGTCCAAGGCTGTATTAAAAACTGTTTATAATGAGATCCTCCAATTTGTTTATCTTGTGGAAATGTTTCGTCAAAAATATCTTTATTTGTCATTTTTTTCTTGGACATAAATTAAATAATCTGCACCAATTGGGTAATTAAATTTATAATCAGTTCTCAATAAATGTAAAGTTTTTCTTGCACGAGTTGCACCAGTATACCAAACTCTTCTCTCATCACTTTTTTCTTGTTTAGATTTATGGCTATAATCAGATGGAAAGTTACCTTTACTATATAAAACAACATGGTTAGCTTCTCCACCTTTAACTGAATGAATAGTATCTATTGTAATAAGCGGATCCTTATCTAATTCTTTTTGTCCGTATCTCCTTAACAATCTAATGAAATGTCTTACTTGTCTTGGTTTAAAATTTCTTCTTAGTATCCAATACCAAGGTTTTTTAGCATCTTCATCTTTTAATTCTAAGCCACACCATTCTTTTAAATCTTGAAAATTATATTCTGTAAAGTCAGGTTGTGCTCTCCAAAATTTATCTGTTCTATAATCTGGGTCTGCAAGTTCTCTAATATACTTATATAAATTTCTTGCTTGTTTTTTATCTAATTTTTTATTTTTTGTAATTGCAGTCCAAGCTTTAATTGCTTCCCATTGCTTTTCATCAAAACATTTATTATCTCTATTATCTTTGTAATATAGGCCAGCATCTTTAGCTAACATTCTTAGTTCATTAACTGTCTCAGTAATACGGCCAAGAATGTACCAATCCTCTTTAAGTTTTTCAAAAGGAATTTCTTTGAATGATAAATAACTCTTAACATAACCTTTGCTCTTCCCTGGTAAATATTCTTTCTCTTCACTATCTCTTATACCTCTTCTAATTACTTGTGAGAATTGATAAATAGCTTCTCCAAATCTTTGAGTCTTTCTTAATTTTACTTTTCGACCTGGAAAAAACTTTGTAAAATATTTTGGATCTGCTCCATTCCATTTGTATATACCTTGATCATCATCCCCTGCTAGATAAATTCTATCGGACTTCATAGCCATCTTATAAATTACAGACCATTGCAGCGGTGTACAGTCTTGAGCTTCATCTAAAATTAAAACCTTGAGCCGTGGAAAGTCCACCTCTTTTATAGTTCTTTCAATCATGTCATCAAAATCTATGAAGGATCTTTCTCCCCCACCTTGTTTGTAGTGCTCATAGGTAGAGATCTTACGATTAAATACTGTTAGAGAATCTTTTTTATAAGACTCTTTCTTATATACTTCTTCAGGATTCATTAATAAGTTTCTTGCTTTACTATAAATACCAAGTGACCAATCTTTAAATGTAAATGCATCATCTGCTAATCTTTTATCAGATGTTTTGATTATCTTTGTTTGTAATGCAAAATCAATTGCACAATGTTTGGGATCGAATACTTCTTCTTGAAAATATCTTCTACAATATGTGTGTAATGTTTTAAATCTAAGAAAGTCTTCAGAAGAATAATTTGGAAAAGCATCCATTGCTCTTTTTACTGCAGTATTAACAGCTTTGTTTGTAAATGATAAGTATGCAATATCAGATGGCTGCACTCCTCTTCTTAAATAATTTTTTAAAACTCTTTCAATTAGAGTATATGTTTTACCAGTTCCTGGAGGACCAAAGATCTTAATAGTTTTTCTATATAGATCTTCTAATATTTTAAGTTCTGAATTTTCCTGTGTGGAATTCATCATCCATCTCCGAAGGTTCACTTTTCTTTTTAGGTTCAGGTGCAGCAGATTTATAATCTACAAACTTAGGCATTGTTACATACCATACATTTTTTTCTCCACTACCGGGATGATACTCTAATCTTTCACATCCTAAAAGATTAAATGCTTCATTAGCTGATCTAAACACTTTATTTTTACCTAAAAAATTTTCAAATGTTATTCTTTTAAAATAACAAACATTTGTTTCAGAATCTAATACTACATAATTATCCTTTAATTTATTGAAGTCATCTTCTTCAATGTGATTTTCAAAAAACTTTTTAAGAAAACTATATTTTTGTTCTCCGATATTATCTTCAAATTTCATCTGTTCATTCTCAACTGCTTTCTTTACAATTGTAGACATCAACATTTCAAACGGAGAAGGACCTGATCTTGGTCTTGGTAGTGTCATCCAAAATATTCCATACTTCAATAATTTTACTCTCCATGATTTTTCATCTTTCATGTCTTCAGGATTCACAACAATTTTCTCTCCTTGAAAATTAAAAGTAAATTCAATTGTTGTTGGTGTTCTAATAAATGTAATATCTTCAAAGTCATCTATTAAATCTGGTACTTGGCTGCCTATACCGAGCTTTCTAAATTTACATAAGTCTTTATTACATATAGGTGTAATAGCACCAAACTTAGGTGGACATTTATAATTATAATCTTTTTTAGTTACAGATTTTGCTACAGAGTTTTTAACTTCATTTACATCTAAAGGTGTAACAAATATTTGTTGGTTTCTTTGTGCAAGAATATTTGTCATCTCTTCAATATTAATTTTGCCATCTCTTTTTTTCATTTCTAAAACACCAACATTGTAGAGTAAATCATTTCTATGATTTCCTGACCATTTATCCATAATCATTTTTTGAATACATGGTGGGTAGTGTTTCCAATCCTCTTCTGGCTCATACTCTTTAACTTTGATGTTTGAAAGTTGTTCTAATGTGACTGTTTTATTTTTTACTAAATCAATAAAGCCACCAATCATAATAGGTGTATTGTTTTCATTGTATGCAAATTCAGTAGTAGCATTCATGTTGAAGTATGGCATGTTCATACATTTGTTCATTGGAAATACTTCTAATGCTTGAAAGAAATTCTTATTCCATTCATGTAATTTTTTTAAAACATCTTTAACTGGGCTCCAATCATTAAGAAATAAAAATAAATGTAAGCCACCAGATTTAGATCTAACTGGTATCAATGGCAGCTGATTATCTCTAAGAATGTCTATTACTTTTTTTTGTGAATAATCTTTATAACTTTGTGGGTCTATATCTATACAGCCCCATTTACATAAATCATCTTTTTCAGGTTTGATTCCAATCCTTTGTTTACCATCCAAATGATCCTTCCATAATTTAAGAGTAATTGGTTCGTGAACCGTGAGACATTCAACTTCAACCTTGCCCCTCTCATCTACTCCTCCTGTTGGAGAAGTAGTGAGATAGAGTTCAGAATTACCCTCAAATATTTTTAAGAGTTGCTCCTCCATAAAATTTAAAATGGAACAGATTCTTTATTTGCGCTATTTCCTGCTGATTGATTATCATCATCAAAATTTACTTTTCCGAAAATATCACTCTTCATAGCACTTTCATAAAAGGCTCTTGTAGTCTCCAAAGTTTTTAAATGCTCTGCTGCAGTTAAAAATTTATTAAAGTCTACCACCCATCCATACCAAGAGTTTTGTGAATTGGACTCTTTGGTAGTAGATAGTTTATATGCAGTTGACCAAGATGGTGGATTGTACATGCCTTTACTACCTTGTGCTCTTCGAGACATGATCATAGAATTCCATGTCTTAGATTTTTTCTTCTGAGTAGATTTCATGGTAATCAATGCTTGTTCTAATGGATTATAATTTTCATCCAAAATATAAACAAAGTGATTTCCTGTATCTTCAACATAGTTACCGTTTTCAAGTCTGTCCTTATTATCGGCACCTCTTGTTGTTTGACTCATAATAGATGGATCAGTATGAATAGCTACAGGTCTTCCTGGACTATCTCCTTTGTCTTTCCACTCGTTAAAAGTGTTTATATAAAGACAAGGTACTACAATTAATCCTTCTCTACCTTTCCAAACCTTACCAGATGTTTCACTCCATATATCTCCTTGCTTTGCAGTCTCAACATATTTTCCATCAGTCTCATCTAAGACTGGAGAGTTAGCATAAAGTATTTTTAAGATTGGAAGTTTTTGGTCACGAGCTGTTACAAACTCTTGACCTTGTCCTGCCATTTCTTCTAAATTAATAGCAGCTGGCAGATTTGTTTCTTTTTTCGTCATTGCTTTTTCTTTTGTAATCATTGTTACTCCTTCGTGGTTATTTTAGTTTTATTAGCAACGTAGGTCCCAAACAGATCAGCTGGAACATCCTTACCTAAGTCTTGAATTTGTTCTCTTACAAATCCTCTTAAACTACTTGGGTGTACGGTTGTTTTTTGCTTAACTGGTAGACCTTTTGATTTCAGCTCTTCTACAATTGATTTAGCTTCATTATCTTGTTTCATGCCAAATTCCAAAGACACTTGATTTTTTATCAAGTCTCCATGGCCGTTGTCACGTAACCATTGAAAAGCCTCTTCACTTTTAGACGCTGGTATTCTTGCAGAGTAGAATGGTTTAACCTCAACGGATACTCCACCTTCGAGTTTAATTAACTCTACACCTGCTTTTTGCATTAAGTTTGGAATTGTTTGCTCAGAAAGAGTAGTTTCAACATCTTTTAACTTCTTTAGTTCTTCTTCAGTCGCTTCTATTTTTTTCTGAGTTTCCAATAACTTTTTGCAAGAATCGGTAATGTCTAAAGACATCGCCACATCTATCTTTACGATAGACTCTGCTTCTAAGTCCATAAGAACCTCCTTGTGCGAATCAATATATTATTTAATTGAAGTTTGCAAATAAATAAAATAAAAAAATTCGCAGTGTATAATTATAAAACAGAACCGTTCAAACATCAAAGGCAAGCGTTACGAGAAGGTGCAAAAGATTATAACTTTGCTTATTTTATGGAGATGGGAACAGGTAAGACAAAAGTAGCTATTGATAATGCAGCTTATCTATTTCAAGACAAAAGAGTTGATTTTGCTTTTGTCATTGCACCTAATTCTGTTTATCGTAATTGGTTAAAAGAAATACAAACACATTGTCCTGAAGATTGTAATATTTTTATTTGGAAAGTTACTAAAGAAAAAAAATTTAAACTAGATCCTAACAAACTTACATTTATATTGATGAATGTTGAAGCATTATCTCATGACTCAGGTAAAAAATGGCTTGAAGAAAAGCTTTCAAAATATGGTATGAGGTCTATGATTATTGTAGATGAAAGCACGACAATCAAAAATTTAAAAGCATCCAGAACAAAGACAATTGTAAAACTTGGACAATTAGCAAGATATAAAAGAATTCTGACAGGATCTCCTGTCACTAAATCTCCATTAGATTTATTTTCACAATGTGCTTTCTTAGATAAAAAATTATTAGGGTACGATAACTTTACTGTATTTAAATCTCGATATGCTGTGATGTATAACATTGAGAAAGGTGGGTACAAAATACAAATACCTAAATATTATGTAAATTTGGATGAACTAGAATATAAACTTAAACACTTTTCATACAGAGTAAGAAAAAAAGAATGTTTAGATATACCTGATAAAATGTACATACAAAGACATGTTGATTTATCTGCAGAGCAAAACAAAGCTTATCAAGAATTAAAAGTATTGGCTATGGCTAAAATACAAGATGAAAAAGTTTCTTTTAATAACAAACTCACTGAACTACTAAAGCTACAACAAGTAACAAATGGTTTTGTTAAAACTAATGATGATAAAATAGTAGAATTTAAAACTAATCCTAAACTTAATGAACTCATGAATATATTGGAGGAGACTGAGGACAAGTGTATAATATGGGCCAATTACGTACACAACATAGAAATGATTAAAACTAAACTTAGGGAGACTTATGGCGCAGACTCAGTGGTTTCGATATACGGAAAAGATTCTGTTGAAGTTCGTAACGATGCTGTTGAAACTTTTCAACATAATGACAGATGTCGCTTCCTCGTTGGTAATCCTACCGTTGGTGGTTATGGTCTTACCCTTACTGCTGCTAGGCATGTTATATATTTTAGTAATTCTTATAATTTGGAAGTCCGTTGGCAAAGCGAAGATCGTGCTCATAGGCATGGTCAAACTGGTCAAGTCACAATTATAGATATTATAGCTAAAGATACTATTGATGAAATGGTTCTCAATTCTTTAGAAAACAAAATAGAATTATCTGCTAAGACTCTTGGAGAGCAGGTTCAGAAGTGGCTTTAGTTTCATGATACTTGTTT